AGTGGTTGGTAAAGTATACGATTAAATGTGTCGAAAAATTTAATTTATACCCAGAATTAAATGCCAAAGCAATACTCGCAACACCAACAAACATTATAATACAACATAATTATCCAATACCCGAAGATGAGGAAAGTCAAAAAGGTGTTGCAATTAAAGAAGTTGAAGCAAAAGTACGCAGCCATAGGTCTTATATCCGTGACTTTAGTGATATTGAGGACGAAGATGGTGAGTGGGAAGAAATAATTAAAGAAGCTACTGAGTTAACAACTTCGTCAGATAGTTTAACCCTTGGCATGGCTGGGGCTATGGAAGGGGAGGACAATGTTACGGGGGAAACAAAAAAACCCAACGATAACACTGATAATAAAGATGGGGGTACAACAGGCGGAGGTGCTAAATAGTGACTATACCAGTAAAATGTGAAAATTGTGGTAAACTATTCGCAACAAGTGAAACAGGCTTAAAAAAACGGGCAGCAACAAAGGGCATAGATGAATTATATTTCGATTGCCCTCATTGCAAGGAAACCTTCCTAGTACTACGAACAAACGGAATGATTAGGTGCCTACAAAAAAAGCAAACAGCACTTGAGGACAAAGTTAAAGCCGAAAATAGAACATTAAATATGGCTGAGTATAACGAGTGGGTATGCCGACAAAAAAACATAAAAATACAAATGGACAAGCTCAATGGGAAGGTGATTAATAGTGCCAAATGATTACCTAGCAAAACTAGAAAAAGAAGCTAGAAAAAAGATGATTGTCCTTACTGCGAAACAAGATATGGATGTGCTTCAAGCCTATAGAAAAGCAGGGCTTGAACTAGTTAAAAAGTTCAATGCAACCGCTGAAGGCAGTGCAACAAGGGCATATTATGGAAGTTATATTAGGAGCCTACATAATGACCTTGAAAAGATAATTGTTAAAGTTGGGATGGATGCAGCGGTGATACCTGCATCGGTGCAAAAGTTGATGTTAACGGATGCTTTTAAAAATGCAGGTATGGATATGAACCTTGTAAAAAACTTTGACAAAACGTTTGGCAAAATATCAAGCGATTCCATGGCGAGGATTATAAGTGGGGGCATATACAAGGACACCAAAACATTAAGCGATAGGATATGGGGGGCAGCAATAAGCTCGGGGAATGATATACAAAATGTGGTACTTGCTGGGATGGCACAAAAGTCATCTGCGGTAAGTATTGCCAAAGCCCTTCAAGCCTATGTTGACCCAAATACCCGTAAAGTGTGGGATAAGGACAAAATAAAGGAAACGCTCGGTGAAGGCTATGCTGCATGGAATAAAAATATTGAGTATAACTCATTAAGGCTTGCAAGGACAACTTTAACACATAGCTTCCAAATATCACATGAGGCAAGTTGTAAAAATAACCCGTTTGTAGAGGGTATATTGTGGCATAGTGTACTTCAACATAATAGGACGTGCGAAGTATGTCGACAAAGACACATGACAACCTATAAAATTGGCAAAGTGCCACTTGACCATCCGAACGGGCTATGCTACCAAACAGCCGTCATAACAAAGAGCCTTGATGAAATAGGTGATGAAATAAAAACATGGCTTGATAATGGTGGGGGCAACAATAAAAAGCTTGATAAGTGGGCAAAGGACAACAATATACCGACTAACAATATTAAAAATGTGCTATCTAAAGTATCACAGGTTAATGCGGTTATAAAACCCACCCAACCCAAAGCACCACAATATAAAAACATTACTCGGGCGGATATTGAAAGTGATGTAAATGCTTTTTATAGCAAGTTATCCATACAAGAAACCCATGATGTTGAACAATACGTCGCAACTGTAAATAGTTTTAATATAAACAGGTTTTTGTATGAGGGCAATTATGCCGATTATAAAATAGACATAGACAAAGCAAAAGCAGCAGGGGCTTCTGCGAGTAGCATAAAGAAAATGATGCCAGTTCAAATGCGTGAAGCCGATGCACTTAGTGACGTAATATCAAAAGGGAGTATACCAGATGACGTTATTGTATTTAGAAATGTTGGTGGCGATGTTATTGACTCCATAATTAAACAAGTTGGCATAGATAAGACAGAAGCTATGGAAGATGTTTATGGGCTAATGCGTGGGGGCAACGAACAAAAAATAACCCAACTTGCATCAGATTTAAATGCAAGGCTTTCGGGGGTTCAATTTATACACGAAAGTTTCATGAGCACAAGTTTTGATGCTACTGCAAACGTTTTCACACGTAAACCCGTGGCACTTGAGCTATATGCTAAAAAAGGCACAAAAGCACTCATGACAGACAACTGGGATGAATCTGAAATAGTGTTTGACAAGTTTAGTAAAATTGAATTTATTGGGTTTGATGTTAAAAATGTTAAGGGCAGGTTCAGCAATGAAATTAAATTGACAATAAAAGCAAATATAATCGAATAAAGCTTGTATTTAATTGATTTATATTATATAATAATATCACAACCCTTAAAAGGAGGTTTTTATATGTCAACTAAAGCCGATGAAAGATTTGAACAAAAAGCGGAAGATGTAAAAGTAATTCATGTTCCACAATGTAGTAAATGCCTAAACAGTATTGATTATGTTGGGTGCCGAGCATTTGGTTCAAAGCCAAAAGAGTACATTAGCAACCAAACCGATTGTCCAAAATTTGACAAGCGTTAAATAATTGGGGGGGGGGGTGTGTGATGGTGTGGGAAAAGATAGTAACCATGTGAGGTCGGACTATAACTTAAATGTTTTAGTTATAGGTTTCACGATAGATGCTATATTATGGCTGTTTGCACTTTATAGAATTTTAGAAGCGTTTATTTAACATGATAGGGCTTTATGCCCTTTTTTGTTTCTATTGCAATCAAGGGGCTATTTGTGTATAATGGCAGTATAAACTATAAGGAGGTTTCATATATGGGAAGCTTTACAGATTACACGGAAAACAAGGTACTTGATGAAATATTTGGGGCGGTTGCATTTGCAGCACCTGCTACATTGTACATCGGGCTATCCACAACAACAATCACCGATGCAGGAGGTAGTATTACCGAGCCTGTTGGGAACGGTTATGCAAGGTCTGCGGTGACAAACAATGCAACTAATTTTCCAGCAGCTTCGGGCGGTAGTAAATCAAATGGGACAGACATCACATTTGCACAAGCTACAGGGGCACAAGGCACAATACTCGACTTCTTTGTTGCGGATACAATAACAGGCGGAAATATTTTAGCTTATGGAACATTGACAGCAAGTAAGGCAATTACTTCTGGCGACACCGCTAAATTTGCATCTGGTAGTTTAACCATTACCCTAAATTAAGGGGGTGAAAACATGGCTATAGAAAGTTTAGACGGATTAGTGAAGGGCATGGGTCAAGGTAGTATGTATACATTTCAAAAGGGTTCTATGCCAACCATGGTTGCAGGACATAAAGCATCACTGTGGCGAGCTAGTGGTATACCAGTTCAAGCAGCGATACCAGCCGCCTCGGCTATATGTACAAATGTTTTAAGTGGAGCTTTACCACTCCAAACAAAGGGTGCTGCTGAGCATAGTGTGTTAGCAAAGCTAGATTTTCAAATGGCTTCTGTGGGGCATACATTACTAATCGAAGATAGACTTATGCACATGGGAGGGCTTCTTGGTAACAGTACCACAGCACAGACAGCAAATGTTAGCCTATTCGCAAACTTGGCGAATAATAATTTAGCCGAACGGATTGGTAGGACAGATTATTCAGAAGTTCAATGGTTTTTGGATTGGTATACTGCCACGGGTGCCACGGTGTCAACACCTACCGCTCAATGTACGTTTCATGATGGCACTACAGGAAATGTTAATATTGATGTTTTGGGGGCGACCGCTTTACCAGCATCCGTTGCTGCAGGAAGACGTTATATTCTTAATCCAACTAATGGCAAATTTATCCGTTCGGTTGAGACAGTTACACTATCAGCAAGTACAGGCACCGCAGGAAGTTTTGGAGTAACAGCAGTTCGTCCGAGAGCTTCAGCCTCATGCGGAATTGCTAATCGGTTTGATATCGTTGATTGGTCGATGTTGGGCGCTCCAAGAATATTTGATCAATCGTGCTTGGCTTTTTCACAAGTATGTATAACTACCTCGACGGGGGCTTTATCTGGAAATGCACTCATAGCGGTGGCTTAAATGTTGGGGCTGGATATAAGGGTTAACAGAACGCTGTTTTTGCCGAATAATTTAGCAGCCGATATTATATTAGCCACAATATGGGAACCAGTAATACCATCTGGATATGTGCTTATTGAGGGCACGATAAACACAACATCGAATGCACAAGCAAATATTCAAAAAGGTGCTAATATTGCAGGAACTATTGGTGTAACAAGTGGGGCAAATGGTAGTCTTGCAAAACAAACCCAGATAGTTGGAAATATTGGTGCGGTTGCAAATGTTGGGGGCATAATTGCCAAGGGTGTAAGTTTAAACGGGACGATAGGGCTATTATCAAGCGTTGATTCTGCCCTCAAAGTAACAAGGGGCTTAACTTCTACGGTAGCATCAAGCTCAACGGTGAGCGGTACAGTTACAACAACAAAAGACGCCAATTTAATCGGATCCGTCGATATGATAGCCAATGTAACCGCAAGTATTAATAAAATTGCTGGAATTAATACGGTTGTTTCTGTATCAAGCAGTGTCGGTGCCACACTTAAAAAAACAGTACCTCTTGGGGGCACAATTGGAAGTGTTACAAATGTATCAGCAACACTTAAAAAAGACGTCCGTATGGGGGCGGTTGTTGGTGCAACATCAAACACCGTAGCACTTATTACAAAAGTTTCAAACATTGTTTCAAATATGGGGGCGACATCAAATGTTGCTGCAACAATAACAAACGATGTAAAATTTATGACAAGCGTGACAGCAGCATCACAAGTAGTGGCAACCCTTGTAAAATTGGTTGGTGTTATTGGTTCGATAGCAAGTACATCAAACACGGTGGCAACGCTAAAGAAAACTTCTTTATTTAGTGGTAGTGTTGACAGTGAAACTAATGTTGAAAGTACTTTAGTAAAATTTGCTGGGCTTGCTTCGGAAATAGTTTCAAATTCTAATATAGATGGGACTTTACTTGTGCCCGTTGTCCACCAATTAAGCGGTTCAATAAATGCCGAAACAACAATTGAATCTAGTATGCTCATTGTGGTATATATAACACTTGGTGAGGATTTTAAAGTAGTATTTAACTCGGTTGTTGTTAATAATACAAAGTTTATAAACAATTTTAATTCAAATGTGGTGTTTATTACAACCCCAATTATGGGGGCAACCTTTACAAGTGAATTAACGGTAGCAGCTAATATTGAAGATATAATGGAATTACAAATTAATTTCGGGTAGGTGATAAGGTTGACTAATATTAAGCAGGGCGATTATGGTATTAAGGTTAATGTAACTCATGACTTTGTTGGTACGGTAAAATATAAAGTTGATATCGAACCAGAGTTACCCCTTGTGGATAATAGCTATTTTATAATTGATGCATCCGATACCGCAAGTATTGGCACCCACACAGTTATATTTATTGCAGAGGGTGTTGACTTACGTGTAACATCGGAAAATGTATTTAGGTACAAGATATATAAATAGGGGGCGAAAGTCCCTTATTTTTTTTATTTGTGCTTGCAAAGCATAAAATACTATGTTATACTTACGAAGTAAAATATGGCACATCCCCAAGTATAACAATACAAAATCAATGATGAGTCTCACTACTTCTGCTAAAGATGTGTAACCGCTTGAGGATGTGCCATAATTTTAAAACTTAAAAACTTGGAGGGTTTAATTATGGAATTAAAAGACGATATACTTTATAGGATTAACTATCAAATACTTATTGATGAAATGCGTGATGCCGATGGGTGGTACACACCTGATTATAGGGAACTAATTTCGGGGGCATCAAGTAGGGAAGAAGTTAAGTACATAAAGAAGGTTAAAAGTAGGGGCACACGGTTCCATTTTAATTTAATATACATCACGAAACAAAAGTGCGGTCACTATGAAATATTTCAAGTGCCGATGGAAAGTGCCATAATGGTAAAAAGCATATTAAGGGAAGCCGAAATAGAAGCCCGAAATAGAATGTGCACCTCCTGCATATGTGGATGAAATAAGTGAGCAAATTAGGGTGAAAGCCCTTTTTTGTTTTGTGATAAATAATTCGATAAAAGACTTGTATTCATTATCGGAATATGTTATCATTCAAGAGTAGTAAAAAAACTTAAAAACTTGGTGGGTTAGTAGCCCAAAATAAAGGAGAAATTATGAATAGAGAAATGTTAGTAGCAAGGGTTATAAAAGAAGAAACAAATTACGTTATTGGCGGATACGAAAATAGTATACAAGATGGAATGATGACAGAAATGCCAAACAAAGAAAGTTTATTAGCAGAAATATATGCAGCAGTTATAGCATCAAAAGGCGTACAAGTTGGCGGTGGCATAATGCCAGTAAAAAAAGATATAAGATTTTTAGGTACAGCAAGAGTTAAGGAACTAATAATGGAAAGGATTGAAAAAAAAGAATTATAATAAATGAGGGCGAAAGCCCTTTTTTATTGCCATACAATAACCCAAAAAATAAAAAATAAAGCGTGATAAGTGGCGTGATAAGTGCCATTTTTTGCTATCAACCATAAAAATAAAGCTTGACAAGTATATTATTATATAATATACTAATAAGTTTACTATTTTTTGATATTCTACTTGAAAAGTGTGGATTTATACTATATAATGTGAATTAGATATTGTATATGCCTTTCGTCCATAGGCTTAAAACAAGGATGAAACAACAGGTACTCATGCCGAATAAATGAGGGAGGACATAACATGCCAGTACTAAGCGATTTATTTAAAGGTTTTGACGCTACAAAACACAACACACCAGATGAGGTCATTAAATTAGTTAATACAAATGCTTCAGAGCTCAAAGCGAAGTTATTAATTGATGACGGTGACAAAGACGTATTTGTGCCAAAAGCACGACTTGATGAGGAAATTGGCAAAAAGAAAACAATCCAAAAGACGCTTGACGACACAAATGTAGAACTTGAGAAAATAAAAACTAGTGCAGGGGACAATAAGACGCTAACAGACCAAATTAACACTTTGCAAAATAGCAACAAAGCCCTCGACACAAAGCTTAAAGAACAAGCTCTTGAAACAGCAATTAAGCTAAAAGCTCTTGATGCTAAGTCAAAAGATAAAAGTGGTGCTGATGTACTTGCTTTTATTGATAAAGCTAAATTAACTCTCAAAGAAGATGGCACTGTTGAAGGGCTAGATGACGCCTTTAAAACATTGACGGAAAGCAAGCCATACCTATTTGATATTGCTGGGGGTGGCACAGGAAACCCAGGACAACGTGGTAAAGGTGGAACAAACGATGGTATCGATGGCATCGGTAAGATGTTGGCGGACCAAAACAAGTCAGCTAATGGTAACACCCAAACGGTTGACCAACTATACTTTAAATAATTTAAGGAGGAACAATTAATGAAATTTTTAGAAAAAGCTTATTTAAACCCACAATTAAACATTATCAAATTTCCCGACCATTATGTAGCGTTACCTGTAACGGTTTCGAATGCTGGTGTTGTTGCGGATGGCGATGGTAGAAAAATTGTAAAAGCAGGGACTATCCTTGGTGGTGGCACACTTGCAAACCCAGCAAATAGTGTAACCGTAAAAAATAGTGCTGGAACAACGGGTCAAGCTGGTGCAGCGGTTGATGCGGAAGGCGTATTATTGACTGATGTTGATGTAACATACGGAAATGCTGCAGGGGCATTATTGATTCATGGTTTTGTTGATACAACAAAATTACCAGATGCACCTCATGCAAATGCTGTCATTGCACTTGCTGGGCGAATTGTTTTTATTGGTTAATTATAACTAGACAACTATACTTTAAAATTAGCAAAGGAGGGCGACTAAATGCCTACAATTTTTGATTATGTAAATGCCAAGGAAATTGCTTCATATGTTACAAACAAGCCAGAAAACGCTATCCCATATTTGGGCGAGGGGTTATTTCCAGCAAAGAAACAAATGGGGCTTGACTTAAAATGGATTAAAGGTTCAAACGGTTTACCAGTAGCATTGAAGCCAAGTGCATTTGATGCGAAAGCAACGTTAAGAGAAAGAATTGGTATTAACTCAGTTGAAACTGAAATGCCATTTTTCAGAGAAGCAATGCGTATTGGTGAAAAAGATCGACAAGAACTTAACAAATTTATTGGTGCTTCAAATACGAATTTCATTATGCCATTGATTAACAACATTTATGATGATGTTAGTAAATTGGTTGAAGGTGCAAGAGTACAAGCGGAAAGAATGCGTATGCAATTACTTTCAGGCGGTGCAATTGACATTAGTGCGAACCGTGTACCTTATACTTATGATTATAAGTTTAATGCGGCTCACAAAGAAACATTGTTAACAACCGCAAAATGGTCGGATTTTGTTAATAGCAAGCCAGTTCAAGACATTGAAAGATGGATGGATTTGGTAGAAGCTAATACGGGTTCAAGACCTACAAGAGCGGTATGTACAAGAAAGACATTTAATTATTTAGCACAAAACGAAAGCATCAAAAAGGACATGTTCCTTACTACTGGCGTTGTTGCAACAATGAGCATCGTTACCGAAGCAATGGTGAAACAATATGTTACAACTAAGCTCGGGTTAACCGTTGCGGTGTATAACAAAAAGTTCGACAATGGTTCGGGTACAGCGGTTAATTACTTCCCAGATGATGTATTTACTTTAATACCATCTGGCACATTGGGAAATACTTACTATGGTACAACCCCAGAAGAAAGTGATTTATTAGCTGGTAGCGAAGCACAAGTTCAAATTGTTAATACAGGCGTTGCTGTAACAACTTCGAAAGAAGTGCACCCAGTAAACGTGTTTACGATTGTAAGTGGAATTTTCCTACCAAGTTTCGAAAACATTGACAATTGCTTTATTGCAACTGTACACAGCTAGGATTTACCAAAATATTGATAATTAACCAAGGGGCTGGGCGTATGCTCTACCCCTTGAATTATATTTAAAGGAGGATAATATTTTGAAAAAACTAAAAGAAGATTTAGTTGACACCGAATTAGATGGTTTAAATGAAGGTGAAGAAAACTTAGAAGGCGAAGGCGAAATTATTGAAACGGTTGAGTTCAAATTTAACCGAAATGTTAACCTTGGCGGTGTGTTGGTTAACGCTAATGAAACAGTTGAAGTTACATTTAGTGAAGCTAAAGAATTTGAGGTTGCACAACTTGGTGAAGCGAAGTGGTAGGTGATGAAAAATGGCTATGTCAGATTTAGAGATTTTAAGGTTTAACATGCAGGAAGAACAATTTCCATATTTCACTGAAGATGCTTGCCAAGCGTTACTAGACCAATTTGAAACCGTTAAAAAAGCAAGCTATGAAGGATGTATGATAAAGGCGCAAGATGATAGTGTTAAATTGGGACCGATTAATACAACAAGCAATGAAAAATATTGGCTGAGGAGAGCACGAATGTTTCGTGCAAATGCCACAGGCACGATGAAAAGGGCGGATGCATAATGAACATTGAGCGTATTAAAGCCCAAGTTGCAAAAGCAATTGAAAAAATGCCCACTACGATAGAGTTAATGAGGTACACCAAAACATCTGACGGAATGGGTGGTTTTATTTTAAGCGATTTACCCGTAAAGGTGGCAACGTTTAACGGTGTGCTTGACAATAGTGGACATGGTTTTATATCCCCACAAGTTGCAGAAGCTGGAACGGTAACACGTCAAAGAACACCCAAGCTTATCGTCGTATATGGGGATGATTTTATTATGTTAAGGAACGATGAGTTTATCGTGGCAGGAACTACTTACAAGGTCAACAACCCAGCAAATATATTGAATTTGAATATATATTGGGAATGTGACTTGGAGGTGGTTACGTAATGGCAAAGGTAAACGGGGTTAAAGTTGAGCAAGGTTCAATATACGCAGTGCTCAAGGAGCTTAATATAACCGAACAAGCGTTAAAAGAAGCATTACTATTAATATCCAAAACAGCCAGTATCAAGATGGCTGATTGGGCGAAAGATAATGCTAAATGGGTTGACAGAACAAGCAATGCAAGGCAAGGGATAATCGGTGATGCTTATTGGGAAAATCAAGATGCTTTATTAACAGTGGTATACCACCAAGTAGATTATGGCATTTGGCTTGAGCTTGCAATGGAAAGAAAGTATGCAATACTAGAGGAAGCAATTAGTCAATTTAGTAGCGAACTAGTTTCACAATATCGAAAGTTAGTGGGGTGATACCATGACAAGAACTACTATTTACAATACAGTAAGTGCCATTTGCCCAGCGTATTGGGTTGGACAACATGATGGGGAATGCAAAAAACCGTATGCGGTTATTAAGTACAAGAACCAAAATACAGGGGGCAATTCCCTTGCTGGTTGGCAATACTTTGAAGTTATGGTATATGTACCAAAGACAAGCGTTTCATTAATTGACGACAAGCTAAATAGTGTTAGAAATGCCCTTGTTAGCATAGGCATAGAAGCAACAAACAACAGAACATCCGATTTTATAGATGAACCTAAAAAAGCCATAATGAGGTCGGAAGATTTCAGGATACCTAAAACAATTTAATTAAGGAGGATATATAAATGTCTGATATTTTATACGGTATTAAAAAAGTGGTACTTAGCGAACTTGACCCAGCAACGGGGCTTGTAAAAGTTGGCACACCAATTATCTGCAACGTTACAACTGCGGAAGAAGCCGAACTTGAACCAGTAATTAGTGAGGGCGATGAAAAAGTTTTAAGAACCAATGAAAAGATACTTGCTATTGCAAGCACACCAGACCTTCTTTATGGATATAACCTTAAATTAAAGGATAACACATTTGATATTAATGTGGCTTCGTTAATTGAAGGCGGTACTATTAGAAAAACTGGTGAGGATATTGTTGGTTACGATAGCCCAAAACTTGAAGATGGTGCAACAATGAAATTATTTCAAGCTGAGATTTATGTAGCAAATTATGAAGGCGACGACATTATTGGTTACATCAAAATTACCCTCACAAAATGCACAGGCAAGGCTCCAAAGTTGGCATTTAAAAAAGACTTTTTTGCGCCAGAGTTCGAAATTAAAGCAAGAGAAAACACAAAATCTGGCAAGCCTGTGAAACTTATTGATTATGTGACATCGGTGCCTGCTTAATAATATAATGTGAAAGAGGGTCAATTAAATGAATGAAAAAAAGCGTGTAATAAGTGTTGAAGAGTTTAAAGCTAGGGCAACGAGGGAAGTCGATATACAAGGTTTTACTAATGGCGAAGAACCTATAACCATTAGAATTAGAAGCTTGAGTTTGATGAAACTAGTTGGAAACGGTAAAATACCAAATGAGTTAATGACAACTGCGATTGAATTATTTGAGGGTAAAAAGAAATCCGAAGCTGTATCAACTGCAGAAATTATGGGGAGCAATGGTAAGTTGAAAGATATGGCGTCTTTGATTGATGTTATATGTGACAATGCTATGGTGGAACCAACTTTTGACGAAATTGGTGACTTACTTACGGACGAACAAAAACTTGAGATATTTCAACATACCCAAGGGGGTACAAAGGCATTAAACTCCTTTCGTCAAGAGCCGACAAATTAGCAATGTAATTCACACGTCTCGCACATTTAATTCAAGACCTAGTCAGTTATTAAACATCGAAGATGAATATGTGGCGTATTGTTTCGATGAGGCTTGTGCGTATATTTTTGGACAATTAGAGGCTGGTAAAATACCTCACTATACTGAAAATAGGCGAGAAAACAATGCCTTACAAAAATTAGTAGCTGGGGAACTGTAAAAAGTGACCCAGCTATATCTCGTTAAGGAGGTATATCATGTCAACAATGTTAGGCTCAATTATGGCGAAGTTTATGCTAGATATTAGCGATTTGTCATCAAAATTAAAGACAGCGGAAGATGAAATAAAAAGTACCACGGACACGTTTTCTGGATTTTCTGATATTGGCGGTAGAATATCGGATGCTGGAAAAGATTTAACTACTGGCGTTACGGTGCCAATAATTGCTGCAGGCGTGGCAGCTGGTAAGTTATTCACCGACTTTGAAACGGGTATGGCTAAAATTTCAACCGTTGCTAATAGCACCGAAGTATCTATTGATGACCTTGGTGAAGGTGTAATGGATTTATCGAATGCAAGCGGTTTGGGGACGGCTGATTTACAAGCTGGACTTTATGATGTTTAGTCGGCTGGTGTGGCAACATCGGGGGCTCTTGATTATTTGGAAGTTGCGGTAAAAAGTGCAAAAGGTGGGTTTACCGATACAGCGACAGCGGTTGATGGTTTAACAAGTACCTTGAACGCTTATGGGCTTGAATCGAGCGAAGCGACTAGAGTGGCTAACGAAATGATGGTTGCTCAAAATCTTGGTAAGACAACCTTCGGTGAAATGGCTGGGGTAATTGGTAAAGTTGCACCAACAGCAAATGCTCTAAACATAAGCACACAGGAATTATTTAGTTCTTTAGCGGTACTTACTGCAAATGGTATTGCAACATCGGAATCGGTTTCTGGGTTAAAAGCAGCATTTAGTAATATAGCAAAGCCAACAAAAGAAGCAAGCGATGCAGCAGCTGCACTTGGTGTTGAGTTTAATGCCGATGCACTTGCGAGCAAGGGTTTAAAAGGCTTTTTGGGGGATGTTAAAGGTGCCTTGGCACAAGTGGCACCCGAACTAGTTAAGCAATCGGACAAGTACGGTGAATTAACCGCACAAATGGCTGAAATGGAAAAGGCAGGTAACAATGGGAGTAAAGAGTATAAAGCTTTGTCGGATGAATCAAAAAGCACAATGGCGAATATTGAGCTACTCACCGCAGCTGGTGATAGCCAAGTTTCACAATTTGCGACAATGTTTGGCTCGGTTGAAGCCCTTAATACAGTATTAACGTTAACTAGTGACCAAGGTATATCCCTTTTTGATAAAAGTATGGAAACAATGGCAAGCGGAACCGATTTTGTTGACCAAGCTTTTAATACTATGAGTGACACTTCGGGCAATAAATTGAACGCATCTTTTAACAAACTAAAAAATGCAGGTACCGAATTGGGTGCAAGCCTTGTCCCAGTAATTGAAAAAATTGCCGAAGTATTTAGCAAGGTAGCGACAGCAATAAGTGATTTATCACCAAAACAACAAGACATGGTAGTAAAGTTTGCCATGATTGCTGCAACCGTTGGTCCAGCCCTCTTGGTGTTGGGTGGTTTTATGTCGGCTATATCTAGCATAGCAACTGGAATTAAAACGTTAAAAACTGTCATATTATTGTTTAAAAATGCACAAATTTTATCGAGTGTTGCAACAAAAATAGTCACCGCAGCTCAATGGTTATGGAATGCAGCATTAACCGCAAACCCGATAGGAATAATTATTGTGGCGGTTGCAGCTCTTGTTGCAGGTATTATTTATTTATGGAATACCAACGAAGGTTTCAGAAACGCTTTAATAACCGCATGGGAAGCAATAAAAAACTTTTTTGTTGGTTTATGGGAATGGCTAAAAGTCTTTTTCCAACAATGGGGGCTTGTTATCCTGGCTATCCTTACTCCTTTCATTGGTATACCATTACTTATATGGAAATATTGGGATGAAATAGTTGCTTTTCTTGGTCAATTGTGGGATAATCTAAAACAGAGGGCAATTGCTAACTTTACATTACTCAAAGACTTTTTTGTTGGTGTTTGGACAGCAATTAAAAATTTCATTGTTGATACTTGGAATGGAATAAAAACTGCCATCAGTAACACGTTGACAACCATATGGAATTT